TTAGAAGCCGAAAATTTTACCTAAAACACTGATTCCGTTTTCTACGATACCTACGATGCTTGTACCCATTTTACCCCAGTCTTTATCTTGTCCTGCTTGTACTGCTGCTGCAATTGCTTCTGCTAATTTTTGCATATTTATCTCTCCATTTCTCTATAATTTTTATGATTTAAACTAAGTTTTAAAATAAACGTTAAATTAGAAACCAAAGATTTTACTTAATTCAGTTACACCGTTTGAAACGATATCTAAGATACTTGTACCTAATTTAGTCCAGTCTTGGTTTTGACCTGCTTCAATTGCACTTTTAACTGCGTTTGCGATTTTTTCCATGATATTTATCTCCTTTGTATTGTTTATTTATATTAATAAAATGTTGTTAGTCGAACTTAGAATCCGAATAATTTACCTAGAATGCCAACACCGTTTTCTACGATACCTACAATGCTTGTACCTAATTTAGCCCAATCTTGGTTTTGGCCTGCTTGAACTGCATCTGAAATTGCTTGTACTAATTTTGACATTTAAATCGCTCCATTCTTTTAATTTTATATATTTAAATTGTTTGATTTTTAAATTTACAAACCAAAGATTTTACTTAATTCTGTAACACCGTTTGAAACGATATCTAAGATACTTGTACCTAATTTAGTCCAGTCTTGGTTTTGACCTGCTTCAATTGCACTTTTTACTGCGTTTGCGATTTTTTCCATGATTACTATCTCCTTTATAATGTTTATTTATATTTTCAATAAATGTTATATGTGGAAACTTAGAATCCGAATAATTTACCTAAAATGCCAACACCGTTTTCTACGATACCTACAATGCTTGTACCTAATTTAGCCCAATCTTGGTTTTGGCCTGCTTGAACTGCATCTGAAATTGCTTGTACTAATTTTGACATTTAAATCGCTCCATTTCTTTTTATTTAAAGTATTTAAATCTTAATGTATGAAATTCAATAGATACATTAAGCTATTTCTTAAAACCAAAAACGATTAATTGGTAAGTTTTTGTTTACCTATCGTTTTGTTACTTATACTATATAGTGATTTATGCTATTTGCGTTCTATCTTTCTTAACTTATAAATTAGACATCAAAACTGTAGACCTTTGATTATATAAAACACACTTAGGCATTCAAATATGTTGTGCAAAATCTGACAATTCTGCAAACGTTTACAATACCTTTACATTAGCTTTATATTTCTTTAAAATTCACCTTGTTTTATAAACGCTTTAACCTACTAAGAGACCATTGCAAGTCTAGGATTCTCAATACAACCATTTATTTAAACAGACAAGTGAATATACTCTAGTCCTTTTCAACTATTTAATTAATCGTAATGTTGGTCATTGCAACTTTATTAATTTCTGTATTTCACTATTTATCATGGTACTTTTATTTAGTAATTGGATTGAGTATATGAATAATAGATGAGAATAATTTCAACACTTGTGATCTATTTATTACTTTATTCATAAATGTTTATAGTTTGTTCATAGTTGCTTATAATGCATCCTATTGGTTCTATACATTTGATTACTTCTGCGTCCATATGGCTTGAAGATATTAATTCAATTGCTCGACTTTATGTGTTATTGCACTTGCACATCGTCGATATGAGTTACAAATACACATAATTAGTGAAAAATATAAACTTTTTTTATATTAAAGCTATTGCTAAATAAGGTTTCTTTAGCTATAATAATTCTTGTGTTAAAAATTCATGTCCTGGTAGCTCAGCTGGATAGAGCAATGGCCTTCTAAGCCATCGGTCGGGGGTTCGAATCCCTCCCAGGACGCTATTAACCGAAAATTAAACACTTTTCGAAATTAAGAACCCCATAACGACGGGGTTCTTTTTATTTTGCCTATTAATAATACACCATATAATACAAATTTTTAGGGACTTTTTAGGGACCCGAGTCCCTCACATAAAAAACCACGCTCATGAAGAACGTGGTTTGTGTTTTATTCAAAATATCCAATTTCTGCAGCAACTTCTGTTAAACTTTCTTTACCTTTCAACACATCTTTAATATAACTTTCTGCGTCTTCTCTATTTACGAAGAATACGCTCTCGATATAAGTTTCTTCCTGTTGATCTTTTTCTAACCATTTATCATAAAATAACTTCATATCTTCTTTTTCTAATTTATCGTGATAAGGAACTTCGTAAGTTTTGCTTGTAGCAACTTCATATAATGCACAAACTTTATAATCAACTTCTGAAAGTGTGGCAAATTCTACGTTATACTCGTAATCTCCCTCAATATCGATAAAGTATTGTTGTAACCCTTCCACTAATTCAACTTCGCCTAATACGACATCTTCAATCATTTTGTTATTCAATTCGTTCATTTTTTCTATCCCTTTTTGATAATTGTATAGTTTTTCGCATTGTGCAAGTGTTAAGTTTTCAAGTTTACGCTCGCCTTTCCTCACTCTGTATATCGTACTTTGTGTAACGCCTGTTTGAGTTGCTATGTAGTTACTGCTTAAATCACTATTCAATAATTTTTCTATTGTTTTTCTCATTATTTTTTCTCCATTCCTTTGATATGTTGTTTTATCCATGAAAGTGCTGGTAAATTACCACCTGTTCCTACAAATGAACCGCCTTTTTTATATGTTTCGATGTAGATAGTATTTCCTTCATTTCGAGAATAAACATAATGGCTTTTATTAATAGTTTCGAATTTAAATACTTCTCCCATATCCATAAACCATTCACTATTGTTTTGATACCATTCTCTCGTTTGTTCGTATAAGTTTTTCAATTCCATTTCCTCCCTGTGATTACCTTATGTCTATATTATATTATGCCATATGTCATAAGTCAATACTTTTTATGTCATTTGTCATAATTATTTTTAGGCATAAAAAAACAGGGACAAGCACCGTTATGCTTATCCCTACGAACTAATAGTGAAATGTCGTCTGAATGTATTATACTAGCATGTATAAACTTTAACAAGGTTATTGCAAATTAATTAAACATATTAATATACTTCTATGATTCTCAAACGTTCATGCCATATCCATCCGTTATTATTTCTAGAATAGACACGACACCAACCATTTTTAATTTCAAAGATATAGAACTGATCATATCCTGCTCTATAAGTATTGTTTGTCACGTACCACTCTATACCTCTAAATTTAACTAACGCTGCACCATGATAATCGACACGCGCTCTGAATTTAGCTTTAGATGACTTTTTCATGTTTAATGGTGGAATACTATTCACTTTTATTCCTGTTGTATCTGCAAGAATATTACGTTGCGCTACTGCTTGTTTATCATCTTTTTTTGCAAAATTCTTACCACCTGCTGTTTTGTAGATATCTTTAACGATTAAGCGTTCATACCATACATAACCGTCATTGCTAGGACTGTAAACTCTAGCCCAACCATTACGAATTTCATAAATGTAGAACACGTCGCCCGGATTGTATTCTTCACTCGTAACAACCATTACGTTATTATGGTTAGGTCTACAAATTCTAACGCCCTCGCTATCTGCAACCGCTTTGAAGTATGGTTGATTACTCCATGTTAAGTTTAGCGGTGGCTTTTTCTCTAACTTGATTGAACTTTTAGATTTACGTTGAGGTTTTTGTACTTCTTTAATATCAGTTAAATCAACGCTATCGTCTGCGAAGTCTGGCACAATGAAATGTGTTAAGCCTGTGTAATCATCTTCACGTAATTTAGCTGGCGAATTGGCTTTACTATCGAAGTTTTGTTCTAAGATTGTAAATGATTTTGTACCGCCGCTATTGTCCCAAACTAAACCAGTATGTCCCCACTTTTTGTAAATTCCTGACGTATAAATTGGAATTGCACAAATAGGCGGCACGTAATCTCTTGTATTTTTAACCACTTTCCAACCTTTCGGCATGGCGTTTTTAGTGTGTAACTCTTTAGCGTTACCAATGAAACGTACGCCGCCTGTTACATGATAGATGAAGTCTACAACGACATCTACACATTGATAAGCCCACTCTTTATCAAAGTCGATATATTGTCCTTTCAAGCTGTGCATGTATTCGATTGCTTGTTTATACTTAACCACACTTTGTGGCGAAGGTGTCGGCTTTTTAGTTGTTTTTGTTGATAGTTTCTTGCTCGGTGCTGGTTTAACGCCATTAATATATTTAGCGATTTGCTTATCTAAATTCTTAACGTTTCTCGAATATCCACAAGCCTCTAATAAGTTTCCGGGATCAATCTTATCAGCTTGAATATCTTGGTGTCCCGGCACTTCGGTTTTATAATCAATTCCCCAATAGTTACATAAATACGCTAATACACGTGCCATATTATCTAACGACTTACGTGAACGTTGAATGTTGCCTGGAAAATAGCTACCTTCTACACCAAACGCTACGTCGTTAGCGTCAGCACCATACCACTGATTATCAGTAGGCGTGTTATATATTACATGCCACGCTTTCTCTGTAACTGGAATACATACAATGCACTCTTTATCATCAACGAATATATGAGCGCTGGCAACAGTAGCCCAATTTTCCATATATGTGTTTCTATAATAATTCACATTCGTTTGTGCTGTTGTGTGAGGATTTCCAGTATCATGTGCTACCGCAAATAAAGGTTTTTTACTTGTTAAGGGTTGCCCGCTTCTACGTGTCCCAATCGGTAAAAAATCATACTTAACTGGGACGCCATTCCATTTTTCTGCCATTATCCACGACCTCCGCCAATTTTATTATTTTTATCTTTAGTTGAACCTGTACGTGGTCGAACTGTTTCCCAAATACCAGTAGCCATTAGTCCGCTTATTAAACCAGCAAGCAAACGACCACCAATCGATAATTCGGTAACAATTTCAGGGATAAACGCTGTAATGCCACCTAAAACGATACCAATACCGATAGCAATTAAAGGCACAATATTTTTTGATACGCCAGCTTGCTTAACTAATTGTGTTAATGCGATTGTGATAACTGAAATCACTGTTGCAAATGCAATAATACTTTCCATTTCTTCCACTCCTTATCCAAAATAAAAAGCCGACACATAAAAGTGCCGACTTAAAAGAATGCAGCTGCAAAACCTAATGCTCCGACAAGTACCGAAGCAATACCACTGATAATTGCAACTATAATCTTTACGTTATAACCTTGTTTTTCTTTAATGACTTCACTAAACGTTTCAAGTTGTTTACTATGATCCTTAACTTGATACTTAACATCAGTGAACTCTCTGCCAAAGTTGCTCATTGTATCTGAGAGTTTTTCCAAATGTTTTTCTGAGCGTTCTTGACTTTCAAACGCTTGTTTTTGATAGATGATTTGTTTATCTACCTTATTATTTAAATCTTTCAATTCACTTGTGTGTCGTTTATCATTCTCATCTATTTTATGATAAATTTCCCTGTTATTATCGATAAATTCTTCTCTTAAGACGAAACGTTCATCTTTTTCTTGCAACGTCAGCACCCCCGTTAAAAGCAATCAACGCATTAATCATCGCTAAGGTTGCAAACTGTACTGGAGTTAACCAATTAATCGCATTAAATATACTTGCAGAAGTTAATAAAAAATAATAAATAGCGTTGCCACTTCCACCTACAATTAACAAGAAATTAAATTTATTGCTTATTTGTTGTTTAGGTAAGAATACAGGTGCAAGAATGATAAACAAACTAAAAATCATGCCTAGAACGCCCCATAACCAAATAGGCATGACTTGATGAAGTGTTATATAGAAGTCGCTATCGCTTAATACAGTGCTTTGTTCTTTAGTCCAAAAGAAACCTCTTTCAAACATGAGTAGACCAAAACCGAAAATAAAGATAGCTAACACTTTGTAATTAAATGAATTTTCTTTCACATTTTCAACTCCTATTCTGCGTCAGTTTCAGTTGTTTCTTCCACGTACTCTAATAAAGTTGTTAGCTTTACTGGTTTGACTGTCACTTTTTCAGCAATAATACCGAACTCATAATTTAATTCATTTAAGCTGTTTAAACGACTAGCAAGTGCTTTAATTTTATTTAAATCATCAAATTTAGTTGCGGTATTTACATTAGTAGTAGGGTAGAACTGTCCTCTAAAGTCATTAGATAAAGCTGCTTCTTCTCCTTTTTCATTCACTTGTACTAAGATGTAACTTTCTGTGTTTTTTACGATTTCATTTGCCATGATAAATTCCTCCTAAAATTTGGTATAAAAAGAGTGCTAAAGGTTACTCTCCTTCAGCACTTGTTTGTTCATTATTTTGTTGTTCTTCTTGCTCTCTAATTACTGCTCTTAACATTGCATTTTCTTGTGAAAGTTTAGCGTTTTGAGTAACTAACTCCTCGATAACATAACTTGGATTAGCTTGTAATTGATTGTTCATTTAATTGTTCCTCCAATGTGTTTGTTTTTTCGTTTAGTTGTTGTATTGATCTAAGTGCCCATGTAACCATTTCATAAATATTAACGCCATCACCATAAATAAATTCATCAGGCGTTTTATAATCTCTACCGATAATTACACCTCTATGGTTTAAACCTTTTTCTTTACCTTCTTCATTTTTATATTTGAATTGATAAAGATCTAAGTCATTAGCGATGACAGTTAGAGCGTCATAGTCCCACTTCTTAATATCAGTTTTATATTGTTCGAGTGATGCGTTGTTGAAGGCTGATGCTCTAACTGGTTTGTAACCAGTATCGCCACCGTTCCAGAATAAGTTGTTTGTAACCCGTAATTCATTTGAAGATACGCCGATATAGAAATCTTTAGCAGTATTAACTCTTATAGAGTTCGCTTGTACATCTAAGCATTGTAAATCTTTATATTTCACATTGCCGTTGTTGTAACCTTTTTTATCGGTTATACGTAATGCGTCATCTACTAAAATATAAGCATTACTTCCTTTAGCAGTTAAATCTCCATATAATTTATCCGCAAAGAAATGACCTGTCCCAATATCACCATCTTTATTGGTAGCATAAATTGTACTGTTAATAGAACTTTTACTAAATCTTATTCCTGAACCATATTGTGACGTATCACTTGAAACGTTACCGTATTTAAGAACACCGTCTGTGTATGCTCCACTATCATTTTGTTTTACATACATAGCAAATTCATTGTTACCAGTTCGATTATCGCGATATGGTCTGAAGTAAATACCATAGTTACTTTCAATATTTACAGTTAAGTTTGCGTTTAAAATAATACGACTGTAATCACTTTCTAATGCTACTGCCCCGTATGTGGAGTGTAGTCGAACACCACGAGAGGTATCATTATATTTTGTAGAGTGGAATTCTAATGTTCCTGCTGTTTCATCTCCTGCACCTGCAAGCATGGTAGATAAACCTTTTTCGGTTAAGTATAAGTTATATCCAGTCGTTCTATTTTGTACTTTTACAGTACCGCCTTGAATACCTAAACGTAAATTAGCGGTATCAGTTTCGTTTGCCCAAGTACGCGTGAAAGAACCATAAGAAAGGATAGAATTGTTTCTAATATCTAAATAATCAACACTATCCCCGCCTCGAATGCCAATGTTATTAACATTAATATCTAAACCTTCAGGACTTAAATTTAAACGGTTAATAACCTCGTTTTTACCGACTTTATCATCCACTCTACTTGCCATCACATTGAAGTCTTTATTGACTGTAATATCTACCTTATCGCCTCTAAGTTGAATACCGTTTTTATCCATTGTGTAAGATTGGATATTACCATTCTCATCGTAACTTAAATTTATCCCCTTAGTTGTGGCTGATATTTCTGAAATCACTTGAGATAATGTTTTACGACTAGCGTTGAAATCTTGTTGACTAGCTTTTAATTGGATTTCTCTACCGTTTTGACTGATAGAGGTCGTCATGTTGATTAGCTTTGTGTCAATGTCTTGCTTGTATTTATCTGTTGTCAAACCTAATATTTCGATGTCCTCAGGTGCTGGAGACCACTCTAATTCTTTTGTCCCTTTATACAAACTTACTTTTCCAATAAATTGATTATCTGAGGTTGGTGTTAATATTATCCTTATATCTTGATAATTTTTAGTATTAAAGCGAACAATTTTATCAGTAGTATAATAAACAATACTATTAGAACCTTTATTATAAAAAACTCCAACTCTTACATTAATATCTGATTCATGAATTTTTAAGATGTAATCTGTGTCTTGCTCTAAAGTAGGGTTTGCTCCAGTACCTCTATCATAAAAATAAAAATTGAGCGTTCTATTTGTATCCATTATGACACTATAAGCACCTTTAATAACGCCATTGACAATATTTTGAGAAGGAGAATAATAAGATTGTAAATAATTTCTATTAGTAGATTTAACTGAATTTATACCACTTTCATACTCACTCAAACTCACTTTATCACTAATTTGATTATTTAACTGCTTACGTTCACTCTCTGCATTATTTAAACGTGTAACTATTTCATCTTTATCTAAAGTGTAATCTTGTTTAGATACTTTACTTTCAATTTGTGTAGGTAAAATATCAAGTGTTGCTTTATTACTTTTTACGTCCGTCTCTAAAGGTGTAAGTCGTCCGTCAACATCTCTTAATTTTTGCGCTACATCATCACTTTTAGCCATTAAACTAATTTGTTTATCTAATTCAGAAATATTAGTTTCGTTAGTTATGACACGTGTTGTGATTGGTTTTAATGCGTTTTCTACGTTTTCTTCAGCTGTATTTATAAAGTCTTGTTTCAAGTCTTCTGGCGCTGGCGTCCAATCAGTAGCTATTGTTCCTTTTTCTAACATGATTTTAGAATTGCGAACTTCATCAGTTGAAATTGATGAATTATCACTATACCTAAATAAACCTTTAAAGTAACTAACTCCATTTGGCACATTTATTCTAGTTTCATCAGAAATATAATTAAAACCAGTTTGTTCCATATAATTATAGTATTCATCATAAAAGTACAAATTTAATTGTAAATTACTATTATTATTGTTATGTGTCTTTATTGTATAAATTCCTTGAGTGATTTCAGCATAATCACTATTACGCACTCTATTAAAACTGCTTCCTACGGGAGAACCATCACTTAAATCAAAAGTACCATTTTCTAAATTTCCTACTAATAGATAGTTTCTTCCGCCAACTTCAATACCGTCTATTTTTCGTTCTATACTGCGTATATTTGTACTTATTTCAGATTTAGTAGTATTTATCTTACTATCTATTTCTTTACCTAAAACGCTATTTAAATTTCTTATTTGACCGTCTGTGTATTCTTGTAATGTAGTCTTAAGATTTTCTACTTCATTACGATTAGGGATATCAGCATATAACTGTTGATTTTGACTATCCCAACGACCATTAGGCAACGTTTCGGCGATTTTATCCATAGCGTCATTGAATTTCTCATCAGTATATTGTGATTGAAGTAGTTTCAAACGTTTATCTATTGAAATTTTAGCGTCAGTAACGTATTTATATAATGTTTGTAACTTTTCTCGATACACAGTAAATAAAGTTTGTGTATCAACTAATTTTCCTATTGTAGCTGTATCTTCATTTATACTATCTAAATTAGTTTTAATCTCTTGATATACATTATCTACATCTGATAATGCTTGGTTTAAATTACCCTTCAAATCATCATCAACAAGATATTCATTATTTAACACATCGTACACATCATTTTGTAATCGACTATGTTGAATAGTTAAATTGATAAAACTATTATTTAAATCTCTATACATCACTTGTTCACGTCTTAAACCACCGATTTTTTCTACATCATCAGCTGTTTGAGTTATCCATTTTCCGTCCCAATATCTTCGTAACACTGCAACATCAGGGTTTGATGTGTCATACCATAATGTATCGTTTTGTGGATTTTCTGGTGGCTCTGCACCTTTAAATATTTTACGTTCGTAATATTCTAACTCTCCAGCTACAACATCACTCACGATTGTGTTTACGTTGGAAAAATTGTCGTTAAGTTTTTTAGTTATTTCATCAAGCTTTCTAGTGAAGAACTCTCTTAGTTTTGTTTCTTCGTATTCAATAACATTACCGAATGTAAATTCACTCTCATCTGCTAGCCAGTTGTACTTAATACCAATGACTTCTGCCTCTATATATAAAGGTGGTCTGAAATCTCTATCTTTCACTCTGACGATATCTCTTAGATGCACTGTTACATCGTTATAATATTTATGGATGTCTAAAGATGATACTTCATAACTTATCGCTGCTCGGTTACGTTTGTTAAGTTCTGTTTTAGCAAGAGTAGTTAAACGTTTAAGAGTCATATTCTCATCGTTACTTTCAGGCTCATATACATCCCAAATATAACGGTTAGGTAGTCCGAAAATCTCTTGTGCTTCATCATCTACTACAACAGTTTCAATTCTTGAGCCACCTTCTTTTTCAGGACCAACTGCAAGTAAAGCAGTTTTCACTTCGGATAGATCAATCGTTCTTGTCATACCTGTTAGATCTTTACCTTTAGTGATTTCTTTACCTTTGAATAAATTTTTAGGTTTAGTGATTGATACATAACGATGTTCAACAGTATGTGCGCCTAATTCAATATAAAAACTAGGTACCATGTCGTAAGTAGTACAAAGCATGTAAATTAAATCAAACGGATTAGTATGAGAAGTCCATGACGTTGTTCTATTGCCACCATATTCTGTATCATCAGATACTTCCCAACCTGTATCAGCAAGTGTTTTAAGTAACGCTTGTGTTGTTGTATGTGCTTCAAATTTACCAGGTTTAATAGGTTTAGCTGTTTTCAAATCTTCTAGGTAACTTGCGTTACATTCTATTTCAGTTGTACCGTCAAAATTATCTGTAATGTGGATGATGATAAACTCTCTAAACGTACCATTATTGTCTTGAGCAATAATTCGATTACGTTCTCTTAATTTCTCTGCTCGAGTATTTTCAATTGTAAAATCAAAAGTTTCTGTTTTTTCTTCTAGGTTCATACTCATTTCAGCATTAATCAATGCGCCATCACTTTGACTAATAAAATCAATGATGTTGTCATTAAAATCAAGTACATGTATTCCTACATTCTTCACTATCTGACCTCCAATCTATAAAAATCTATCTTGCCAATACACTGTCGTGTCATATGTGTTTTCAGGATAAATCATACATTCATTCATACCTTTATTTATGTTGAAGAAGTCACTACCAAATGTTTTTAAATCAAGTGCAGGTTCTTCATTAATTGTTACCGTCTTTTCTTCCATATTAATATTAATTAAATCACCTTTTTTAATGATCAAATCTCTTGCTTTAGGTGGTTTAGGTAAAATCTCATGATTATAACTACCTAATATCGTTGTTGGCATATGATAATTATCACCGTTCTTAGCAATATAGATACTTACTGCTGATATAGGTCGTTGATAGAAGTTTCCTGCGTCAATAAACACCTTTTCTGTAACATCTACTGGAGTTATTCGTTTAGGATAGTCTACTTCATCATATTTCCATGTTTTTATATAAAACTTATCTCCAATACGTTTTAGACGCATATAAATTACTATATGTTTCCATGTGTAAAACTTAGGTGCGTTTGTATAACTGTATATCTTCTTTTGATTACCGTTTTGGTCGAATAATGTTACATAGATTGTTCCGATGTTTTGTGTTGCTCTAGGGTTGCTATAACCAATAGAAGCAATCACACGGTTATCTGTGTCATATATATACTGCGTCGCATGTGTTGCACCTTTTTTACCTTGATTAACATGTATTTTAACTGTCGAACTAAAATCTTGAGTACTTTTACCGAATGAATGCTTATATTCTGCACCATTCCATCCACTTGTACCTGTAATGCTACTTTCATCAAGCATAAAAGCGTCTTTTGAAGAACTCATTGCCATAGCACCACCAACTGTTCCACCAGTAACGTTGTCGTTAATAGTACCGTTAGTGACTTTAGTCCATCCGAAGAAAGAACGCATCTCATCATTAAATAAAGTCGGTGTATAATCTTCAACCTTTTTATCTAAATCATCATCGCCAATCATGAAATAATCTTCATTATTCTTGGTGATAGAGAAGTAACTCGAATTCTTTAATGCTGTTGCTTGCACAATAATAGGACTGTCTGCTGTTCCTGTACTTACCACTGAAACTTGGTCAGAAATAGCTGTGTTTTTAGTACCTTCTACTGCGTATTTGTAAGGATCAGTTAAAACTACATTAATACTGAATTGCCAAAAATTTCTATTATACTTTTCTAATTCAATAGGTCCTTCAAAGTAAGCGTTCCAGTACCAGTTTTGTGATTTAAATTGGAGTGGTACTGAACGATCATAGTCAAAAAACTTAACAAGTTCATTCAACACATCATCATGAGTTTTAGTACCACCAGATGAAAGATAATCGTTTCTGATGATTAGTGGAAGTTCGAATTTATATTCTTTAAGTTTTCTTTGTTTAACTACACTTCCACTTCTACCTAATACTTCTTCAGTTTCAATACCAAAATTAAAAGAGGGTATTTTAAACCCTCTTTCAACTACTAACCATGGAAGTGTTTTGTTATTAACTTTTATAGTATCAATCAATTATGTGACCTCCCCTGGTTTAAATCTTGATTTTCTTTGTTTTTGTCTATTGTATTTATCAATAGAATTAAAAACTTGTTGTTCGTGCGTATATTTATCAATCGTTGGTTCAAAGTTTTTATCTGCAATCGTTTGATTACTTGTTACAATTTGAGTTAATAAAGCGATTTGTTGTTGTTGTGCTTGTAGCATTTGCAACAACACATCTTTGTCATTACTTCCACTTGGTTTAGGCAATGAATTAGGTCGTTTATTTCCTCTTGTACTACTTTTCTTATCTATATCTTGTGCTGCAAGTGCTAGCATTTTCATAGCGTCACTACGTCTAGATGGATCAGTTGGAATTATCCATTCAGGATAACCACCTTCTGCTATGTTGTACCAACCAGCAGATTTGATTAAGCCACCTGTGGTGTAACCATGACCATGACCTATTACAGATAACATTCCTGATTTGCCATATCTAACTTTTGCCCAATGAATACCAGCTAGCAAGTTATCAAGTGGGTTAAATACATTCCCATGTCCTGGGAATTTCATTGACTGGAATGTACGTTTTGCAACTTGAACTAAACCTTTGGCCTCATTTCCTCCTGTATTAGCATCGACATATCCACCTTGTACAGCTCTAGGATTACCACTACTTTCACTATCTATTTGTCTAGCCCATGCATTAACATATGCTGATGACGTTGGTAAACCGTTCATACGTAAAGCTTGTTTAATTTGAGGCGCCCACTTAATACCTGCTTTAGGCGCGCTTCCACCACTTTTTGCATGTCCTTTAAGCCATTTAAGTGGATTAACTGTATTCGCGTTTGTAATTGTATCGTGGCGACCTTTTTCGACTTGGAAATGTAAGTGAGGTCCAGTCGTCCAGTTACCACTGTTACCAGTTTTTGCAATAGGTTCTCCTGCTTTTACTTTTCCATGCTTTAAAATTTTAGATAAATGCATGAAAAATAAAGTAAACTGACCTGTTAAAAGACGCGCTACAAGTCCACCACCGAAGTTGTGAATTTCTTTTAAATTACCATCATTTGTAGAATTAATGGTAGTGCCATATGGAGTACCGAAGTCAATACCATAGTGATGTCCCCCAGCAAATCCATAACCCGGTGCGCCACCATTAGGATAATATCCTGTATTAATATGATAGCCAGTAAATGATGAGCCATCTCCACCGCCTGCATCGTTTAGCCAACCATCGAATAAAGATTTAACACCATTTTTAAGCTTTTTATAAGCACCTTGCATTAACATGTAAGGCAATTCAGCACCTTTAAGAAAATCGAAATTAAATCCTACTTTTTCGAAAATTTTGTTGACTAACTTACCTGGATGACCGATATAATCAAACACATCTCCTATACCTTTAATTACAGCACTGCCAACATCTTTTGCTTTTTCAGTAACTTCTATACCTTTAGCTATTCCTTTTGCAGCAGTATTTTTTACTGTATTTTTTACAGTACCACCAGCATCTTTTACTTTATCTATATCGCCTTTAATAGCTTTTTTACCGCTATCAAAGGTATTCATTGCAAAGTCTTTTAACTTGGTACCTATACTGAATTTAGGAACCATATTATTACTCAACATAGCATGAGTTTGCTCGCCATTTAAAATACGAGTTCCTTTGGCAAGTGGAATTGTTGTATCTGTAGCTGGTGTGATGAAAGCTTTACCGCTAGGTGGAATGACTGTTTCATGTCTAAAACCACCTGGACCATTTCCAGGACCTTTATCTCCAACGGTAGCTAAAGTATTACGATTAAGTTTACCTTTCGTAATATAACTTTGAGTATGAGTGCTTTCAGTACCAGTAGAGAGTTTTATTTTAGGCAACTTAGGCATATCTAATTTTCCAGCTACCCAGTTAACGCCATCGATAAGTTTATTCAATCCGCTTTTTACAGCTTTAACCATTCCAGTAATATGACCTTTGATTTTTCCAATAATGTTTTTAAGTCCACCATTCATATTATTGAATGTTCTTCGAACACTATTCCATAAACCTTTAGCCATATTAATCGTTGTATTCTTGATACTACGCCAAGTGTTAGACATGAAGCTTTTGACGCGATTAAAGATATTACGAGTACCTCTATAAAGGTTGTTAAACGTGTTACGAACACCTGTCCATAATGATTTAGCATAGCGAACAGTTGTGTTTTTAATGTTTCGCCATATATTACTCATAAAGTTCTTAACTTTATTAAAAATACTACGCGTTCCTCTTGATAGGCTATTCCACGTCGATTTTACGCCTGACCAAAGACTTTTAGCGAATTTAACAGTTGTGTTCTTAATACTACGCCATACATTAGACATGAATTTTTTTAGTTTATTAAAGATACTACGTGTTACTTTAGACAAACTATTAAATACATTTTTAACACCACTACTTAAACCTTTAGCGAGTTTTACTGTTGTGTTTTTGATAGCTGTCCAAGTTCTTGTGATAAACGCTTTTAAATTAGCTAGTATTTTTCGGACACCGTTATACATGCCTTTAATAGCATTAATAACACCGTTTTTAATAGCATTCCAAGTTCTGATAGATATTGCTTTTATACTTTGCCATAGACGAGTAATGAAGTTTTTCAATGTGTTAAGGATATTTCTAGCTGTGCTGATCAATGTTCGAATAATGGCTAGCACTCCGATTTTTAAGGCAGTCCATAATTTAATAGCAGTATTTTTAATAGAATTCCATAATGCAGATAAGAAAGCTTTTAAAACTGCAAAATTATTACGAGTTAAAGCTATCCAACCACGAACAATTGCTAATACAGCGTTTTTAGTTCCATTCCAAATTGCGATAGATAAAGTTTTAATACCATTCCATATTGCTACTATCGCGTTTTTCAATCCTATTATTAAACCTTTGACTAATAAAACTAAGCCTCGGACAATACCTACTACAACGTTTTTAATAATCGTCCAAATAGTACGGAATGAATTTAACATTAATTGGCCTATAGTTTTAATAATAATAAGCATGTTGCCAAGGGTAGCTCTTAAAATACCACCAATAGCTAATAAAGCTCCACTGAATACTTGTTTAATACCTTGCCACATTAATGAGAAGTCGCCAGTGAATAAACCTTTAAAGATATTAATAATCCCACGTATTACATTTAATCCGCCTTGTACAATCATACGAATACCTGTGAAGGTATTAATAACAATTTGTTTTAATCCACCAAATATAATTGAAAAGAAATTCTTGATACCTGTTAAAATTGGTTTAATGATATTATTGTATAGCACTGTCAACGTAGCAGTTACACCTACTTTTATAACTTTAAATGCATTAACAATACTTGCGCCATTTTCTTTCCAAAATGCTTTAAAAAATGCACCTACGGCTACCGATATCGTTTTTATGAAGTTAACAAAATCATTATAAGCGCCACGTATCATTAACAAGGTAGATGTAAATTGTCTAGCTGCTTCATCAGGCAAAATCTTTTTAAAAATATTTAACCCTTTACCAGTGTCATTACTAAACACTGCTTTTATACCTGCTCCAAATTGTTTAATTACATTCCATAAACCGATAAACGCATTTTTAACCGGATTAATCACCGCATTTACAATATTTCTGAATGTCTCTGACTTTTTATAAGCAACTACAAAGGCTGTTCCTATTCCTGCAATAGCTGCAACTGCGATACCAACTGGACCTGTTAATGCAGTCATTAGTCCGCCAATTAAAGGTATCTTAGTAAGTAGTTGTGCAATATTAGGTAAAACGCCTTTAATACCACCATTAAATAGGCTAAAGAATTTAGCACCGCCTTTAGTAGCATTAAGTAACGTCATAGCTTCCGAGATACCTACGATACTATGTGCTAATACACCAGTTGCAACAATAAGTGGAGGTATAGCAACACCTAATAAAGTAAATGCTGCGATTGCTATCTTAGTAGCATTACTTGTACCTTGTAAGTGTTCGAATAGTCCAGTCAACTTATCTGCTAAGAATGAAACGATAGGTGCAACTGCATCTCCAATTGTTCTAGCAAAGTTGATGAAAGTGTTTTTTAACATTTTTAACTTACTACCCATTGTTTCGTAACGGACATTAGCTTCATTAGTTAAAGCGCTATTTTCTTTCCAACCTTCTGAGCCTGTTTTAAGTGCTTTATCTAGAACTTGATGATTGTTAGCCATACGTCTAATAGTATCGGCTTCTCTTATTCCTTTGATACCTACATCATCTAAGGCTTTTAATACTCCTTTTGCTCCGCCCTCAGTTTCACCTAAACCTTTAACAAACATTGATAGAGCTTTACTTGGGTTATTTTCCCAAATTTGTGCAAATTCTTTACCACTAACGCCTGCAGTTTTAGCAAAGCTATCTAAAGTGTCGCCACCTTCAGCAACAGCTTTTGTCATCTTATTCCAAATTTGTGTCATGGCAGTACCGCCGGCTTCTGCCTCGATTCCTACTGATGACATCGCTGCACTAACTGACATAATTTCATCAGAACTAAAACCTGCTTGTGCGCCTGCACCAGCTAAACGTTGTGCCATTTCAACAATTTCTTTTTCAGTTGTGGCTGTACTGTTACCTAAAGCGACAACTGTTGAACCTAATCTATCTACATCTTTGATTGGCATATTTGCAGCATTAGCAAATCTTGCAAACTCTGTTGCAGCTTCGTCTGCAGTAAGGTTAGTAGCTACACCTAAGTTCATCATTGTTCTAGTGAATGAAGTGATATCTTGTTTCTTGATACCTAGTTGTCCCGCAGCTTCTGCTACACCTGCTATTTCTGTTGCAGCGAATGGCATTGTATTACTCATTTTAGTAATCTCATTGCCCATTTTATTTAATTCGCTACCACTCATGTTAGTTGTTTTAGCCACACCTGCTAAAGCTTGTTCCCAATCGATAGAAGATTTAATAGCTATTCCCATACCCGCAACTGCTGGCATAGTCATATAAAGCATTGAAGTAGATCCAACACTTCTCATAGTAGAGCCTACATTTCTAATTGAATCTTTATACTTATTAACACTTTGAATACTTCTACCAAAACCACTAGATGCTAAACGTTGCGCGTTTCGTTGTTCTGTTTCTAATTGTTTATAGCTTTGCGTTGTTTGGTCTAGCTCACTCTCAAGTTCATTCATCTTAATTTTTTGTTGAGTGATTGCGCTAGATAGTTCTCTTGCTTCTTGACTATCGTGCCCTTGTGCATTAGCCACATGGTTGTATTGTGCGATTAATTCTCTTAACACTACACGTTGCTCTGACATGTTAGTTTTAAGCGTATTTAAATGATTACCATAGGCTTTTACACTCTCACCTGCACGAGCAAGATTACTTCTTGATAGAGATAGAGTATCGTTAAATTGTGACATCTTAGCTCTGATTTGAGTCATAGAAGAGATGCCTTGTTTTTGTTCCATTTCTAAACGATTATGTGCTTGTGTTGTTTGATTTAATTGAGTATTTAACTCTTTTAATTTCAAACGTTCTTCAGATAACTTTACGTTAAGCTGTTGTGCTTCTTGGCTTGTAGCACCGTATTGTTTTTTAGCAAAGTCATACTGTCTTGATAAATTTTGAACAATAAGTTGCTGTTGTTTCATTCCGTTGTTTAATTCAGAAATACGCGCTTTATATGCTTGTGCAGTTTGCCCACTCATCTTAAATTTATTAGCACTAATTGTTAAAGATTGTGCTACTTGTGACATTTTTTGTCGAATTTCAGACATTGAAGCAGTTAATGTTTTTTGTTCAAATGCAAATCGTTTAGCTTCCATAGTCGTTTTCTTATATTGATTGTCTAGTTGTCCTAAAGTTGCTTTTTCTTGTAAGATTTTCTCTTTTAACTCTAATGCTTCTTTACTCATAACGCCTTGTTCTCTAACAACCTTTTGATAACGAGCTTCTAATACTCTAATTGTATTTTGATGTTTTTGAATAACTGTGTTTAATTGATTTAAATAATTCTTATAACTACTTGTAGATTTTTCTGTACTTTGAAATGCCATATTTGCAATATTAAGTTGACGTTTCATTGTACCTAGAACATCATTAATCTTTTTCATTGAGAAAATTGTTTGTTTAGTCGTTGTACCGAATTGTTTCATCTCTTGTTCAGTTGAATTCAATTGTCGTTGATACATTTGTAATGCTCTATGTTGCTTACTGTATTCTTGACGTAACTTTTCGGCTTCAACACTAGAGCGTTGTTCTTCTAAAGTCATTTTCTTTAACTGATTAGAAATATCTTTCATAGAATTTTCAGTTACATCAATCGCTTTAGTTAATTCTTTCGTTCTTGTTGCATAAGACTGCATGTTTTTCTCTGAGTGCTTGAAATTAGCATTAGATCTACGCATTTCTGAATCTAACGTTTTGAATTGCGCTCGTATTTGTTTCATTGTACGTTCAATACCAACATCACGCATATTCATTAAGATTGATAAACCTTTAAATCTTGATTCAGCCACTTACTGTCCCTCCTTCCTTATTTAGGTATAAAAAAAATAGCCTTAGTACTAATGACTAAGGCTATAATGCAGAGAATAGCGCATCGGCTTTTTCATCAGTATCAACAGTATTTAGATGACGTTCATCTAAAATTTGAAGTATATAATAAAATGGCATTTCAAGAACTTGGTTTGCTGGTGTACCATTTTCCACCATATCTTTTACGACTTTATCCAAATTCTTCAACATGCCATTGTAAGTTAAATCTTCTTTTTTTAATTTGTTTAGCTGATGCTCTGAATAAACTTTTTTGTTTCCTCGTCTTGTTGGCCATTAGCAATGAATTGTACTTGTTTTTGTAATGTTTCAAGTGCGTCAGGCGCATGTAAACGATTTCTAATATCTTTAGCAGTGAATTGTTTACCATAAATTTTAACTACTACATCGATTAATTTATCTAATTGTTCTTTGAATGATAATTCAACTTCTCCATTTTCTGCTTTCTCTAATTCAGCCATGATATCCACTGATTCATATAAAACATCTAATGGAATAAAATGTGGTGTTAAGTATGTTTCTAATTTAATTTCTTCTGCTTCTGGGTTTTCTACTAAACGAATATAGTTACGTTTTAATTTGTTTGACATGTCTTAATATCTCCTTTTATTTCGAAATAAAAGGACGGCATTACACCGTCCTAAAGATAATTTATTTTTCTTCTACTCTTTCAAAGAAAGGTAACTTATAACCTTTTTTCTTTAAACGTTTTTCAAAGTCGTTGACTACTTTTACTTTTTCTTCTACAACCTCATCTTTACGATATTCTTTACCAGTTTTAAGGTCTTTAGCATCTTTTAAAACTTTATATTGAACCATGGATTAACACTCCTTATGCTTCAGCAGCAGATTCTCCTGTTGTACTATCATCAGTGTCTACTTCTGTTTTACTGTCATAAGCACCATTTAATAATTCTTGGAAGAATGAATCAACATCAGCACCTTCACGAGAACTATCGAATAAAATTTTACGTTTACCGTCAGCGATACGGTGCATTGCAGTACCTTCTGATTCTTCTGAACTGAATTCCCAATCTTCTTCGGCAGTTTTACCTTCTAAGTTTGGATCAGCAAACATAACTTTAGTTAAACCAACTTGTTGATAAGAACCGTCACGTCGTTCACGTTTAAACCATACTGCTACATAGTTGTTTTGTTTACCACGTTCTTCAGAATATACTCCTGCTTCGTTATAAATTTCATTGAAGATTAACTCACGAATTTCTTGTGGGAAAGCATGCATTGTCATCGAAATTTTACCTTCACCATCAGTAGTACCTGATTCAATGATTGAACCGTCAGCGTAAGCATTAACAATTTCTCCACCAGTTTCTACTGAAATTTCTTGTAAACCACGAGTTTGAGTAACATTTGAATATTTGATAGTACCGTCTAATTCATCTGTTTCTAATAAAGCGAAACCTAAATCTTTAATATTGATAAATGATTTTGGTGTTTTAGCATATTTAACCATTTAATTTTCCTCCTCATAAAAAATTGCTTCATATCGTCTTGTTGAACGATACAAAGCAAATTCTTTGTTATATTCATTTCCTAAATTACTTACTTGCCCTGCTTTCAATTCTTTCCAGAGCAAATCACTAATACGTTGTGATATTTCGTTTCTTCTTAATCGTGCATTGTAATCTGCGTTAGCTTTCACAAATACATCTATTTGAACAATATAACTATACGCTGCACGTTCTCCGTCATAATGTACTTCGGGAATAGGATCATCGAAATCATCCAATACGACATAAGGCTTTGTGATGTCTTTAACGTCAGGATAGTCATTGAACTTTACATTTTTGATATCTAGTATTTTCATTAGTTTTTCGTCATCTTTTAGGACGCTGTATATTTTATTTAGTATATCAATCATAGTAACTTCTCCACTTCTTCCTGTACCGTTTTATAAAACTCTTTCTCAGCTGTACGCAATGCTTTATCTATCGCCCCAAAACCTTTAGGACGAATAAACTTACCATTTCTAGCGTGAAAGCCTTTCTCGTTTAAATGGACAATAGAATATCTGTGATGTGGTCCTTCCCAATATACACGTACTGAACGAACGCCTTTGTCCCAATAAGGCGCTGATAACTTAGCTTCTTCATACTCTGCGCCAGTATCTCTAAAGTAACGAATATTACTTTTGATAGCGTCTAAAACAATATTTCCTGCCTTAATCAACGCCTTATCTATAATTTTGTTCATTCTTTGACGACTAAATTTATTCTCCAAATCTTTTTGAAGTTGTTTTAATCCATCTGCACGAATACCACTAAAATTATTACTCGCCATTAGATACCACCCCTGCAGTTAACATTAAAAATTGTTCGTTCTCTACATCAGGTTGTACTAATTTAATATTCAAATCTTGATGAATATATGGCGAATCTATTGCAACGTAATGCTTCTCGTTTGGTATATATTGCCCGTGTGTTTCACGTATAAATATCTTCACATCATGTTCTGTACCATTTGCAATTGCTTGTTGTAATTCAGTCATTTTCCACTGTGGAACGTATGCCCAACAATGATATAAAACTCTTTTACGTTTTACACCTGCTTCTGGTCCTTCGTTATCTTGATACTCATAAAAATGAACACGCGTATTTAACTTTTTTGTTGTAATAAATGGTTTTTTAAATTTACTTTTCATTTACATCACGCTCTCTTAATGTCAAAAATCCAAAGTGTAACAAATCATCTTGATAATTGTCGTTAAAGAACTCTAATAAATCTTCATAATCATATCGAGCGCGTGCAAAAACTAAGTTTTTACCATTCAAATTACTATTAATATCAAATGCACCAAAACGTGTTTCTAAGTTCTCGTAAGACATATTTAAAACACGTAATAAGTGTTCATCTTCCGTATCATGAGAAATCTTAGTGTATTCTTTAAATTCATCTAAAATTTCATCCGATATCTTAACGCTTGGCATTAGTATCAACTACTTTCTTAGGCTTGTGCTGCACCGTCTGTAGTACCACCTGCAGGAGTTGAAGTACGAACTGCAGTAGATAATTCTAAGTCATACACGCGTGATGCATTGTTATCAGCTGGTTGACCATAAGCAAATGTTTTAGCAGTGTATAAAATACAATCTTCTAAAGCTAAAGTTTGGTCGAATTTTTTTACTGTTAATCCGCCACCACGTACTGCATCATAACGATCAGTTACAAAAGCAACTAATTTATTTGTTGGAACAAATTCAGATGATACGATTTGTACGTTATAAGGTAATACAGTTACAAAACCACCATTAGCAGTTAAGTAAGTGTAACGTGCTTGTACATCCCATGAGTCTTGTGGGTTAACTACTAATACAACTTTACCGTCAATGTTTACTTCTTTACCGTTTTCTTTAACAGATAAGCCTTTTAATACGTCTTTTAATTCATTTACAGTTGTGTCTGCATCTGCAAAAGTTAAAGTTCCAGATGTTGTTTTATCAACGACACCGCCATTTTCTTGGATATCTTTCATCAATCCAACTGGTTGGTCTTTAGATGCACCTTCACCAGTTAAGAAAGCAGCTTCTAAAGCAACTGAAATAGCTTCTTCAATTTGAGTACGAACAAAACGCTCTACCCAGTTAGGACCAAACATTTTTAAATCATCTGGAATAACTACGAAACAAGTTAATTTAGATTGTTTGAATTCTTCTTCATCAAATGCAGCATCTAATTGACCTTTGATTTCACCAAAGATTTTACCCCAAACAGCTTGACCTGTTGGTTCTGCTTTAATGATACGTGTTACTAAACCTGCGTTTTGAATGTTGATTTTTGAAAGTAATGGATGTTCTGATTGTAAATCATCAAACACACGTTCAATAACTGTTTCAGGTAATAATTTTTCTTCTTTATATCCTACTTCTGTATTGATTTCATTAAAGAATTTACGTTCTTCTGAAGTTAAAGGATCTTGTGAACGTTTAGCTAAAATACCGTTGTCTACTACACGATTATTTACTTCCGCTGAAATTTCTTCTTGTAAATCGTTTGATAATGCATCAAACATTTCTCCGAATGCTTTTGATTGTTCTTCATCACTTGCACCATTGCGAACTAATTCTGCAAAGTGTGCTTTGTGATCTTGATAGTTTTTTAATTTTTCTCCTACTTTGATAGGCATTAATATTCCTCCTTAAATTTATGCATAAAAAATAGCCATTAACATCAATTGCTAATAGCTACTTAAAATGCAAATCTTGAAAATTTATTTTCTTTTGGTGGTGGATTAGTACCTCCGCCTTGGCCTTCGCCTTCATTACCTTCGTCATCGCCTTTTTCTAATTTATCTAGGCGTGACTTAATGTTTTTAACTTCGTTTTCCAAATCTGCAATACGTTTTTCATTTGAATCATCACTTGAAGGTTCATCTGGTGTTCCTTCTTCTGCTTCATCAATCATAGAATTAATGATTTGCAACTGTTCCTTCAATTTTGCTACATATTTTGAATTCCCCACGTTCTTTACACCTTCTTTCTGCTTATCAACAGATTTACGAGATGATTTCTCATCTGCAAAACCTTTATTGATTGCCTCATCTGCAGTTAACCATGTTTCATTAGTGATTAGATTAACAATCTCATCACGATCTAAACCTGTTCTATCGTGATATATATCAACAATAGATGTATCAATTGCAGTTAAAGCATTCAATGTTTTCTGAATGTCTGATTTGTTACCAAAAGCCATTGTAGAAGCTTCATGTACCATCATATTTGCGCCTGTTCGGATAATAATCTTATCTCCTGCCATTGCAACTAATGATGCAGCACTTGCAGCTAATGCAGTGACTTCAATTGTAATGTGATTTGATAAGGACTTTAAGTAATTATAAATTTCTATCCCTTCAAACACATCACCACCGCCAGAATTTAAACGAATAACAATATCTTCTTTAACATTATCAAGCGAATCTTTCACAACTTTAGCGCTGATAGTGTCGTCAAGAAAAGATAAGTTAGCAATAGTACCTGACAACGTTAAAATGTGCTTGTTATTCTTAGTTTCGTTTCTAAAAACTGGCGTGACATTTCTCACAATTGGATTACTCATTATTAGTCTCACCTCCTCCAACTGGTGAAACTGATTCGTAGTTTTTAGTTAATACGTATTCATCTAGGTGTTCATCATCTCCTGGTTCATCACCAAGCATGACACGAATTTGATTACCAGTATAAGTACCAGAAGAACGCAGTTTATCAATCGCTTCCGCCAATTCGATTGGTTTTTTCTTATCTATACCAACAATTTCAATGCGTTTATTTTCTTTTAAATACTCATCTTTAAAAAATAATTTAGCATTTAATTCACGCTCTAATTTCTTAGTTAAAGGTTTAAAACAAAATTGATTAGTTGCTTCAATCGCTTTTTCTAAATCTGCATTTTCTCCCAGAATTAGAGAAGGTGATACACCGACAATGCGTGCAATATAGATGAGAATATCTTCTATTGCTTGTCGTAACTCTTTGAAATCTGATCCATTCGCACTAGAGTTATTCGTTGAATGTTCTTCGTATTCCAAACCTTTCGTCAAAGGTACAACTGCAACTTGATTTTTCTCAAAGGTATTAAAAATCATATCTATATAATCTTGGATACCTTTCGTACTTAATTGTGTTGAACCTATATTCAAAACGCCTCGTATTTGATTTTTCTTGAGTTGCATATTTAACATGCGACCAAATACTTCGCCATAATCTTCAAACAATCCTAATGAGAATTTATCTAGCTTTTCATTGGCGTATTCTAAATAAATTACATCATCCATTGAAAAGTAGCGATTATATTTATAGTCGTTAACCATAACTGAATTAAAGCGATGTGGTAATAGTCCTAAGTCTGTTTCATGTTCGAAATCATCTGCCACATATAAATAATCATCATCCGATTTAATGATTAAAGCTTCGTTATCGACAAGAAGTTTATAAATAAATTTCTGCCAAAACTGTGTAGCATTTTGATTAGGATTTGGTCGAACATTCAATAAGTAATACATATCATCTTTAGTGACATGATCACTTTCTTTCACTCTAAATTCAGATTGAGCGATTGTCCTTGCTACATACTCAACTACCACATTTAAAGCCATTCTTTTGATATAGGCTTTTGAACTTGTTTCTTGTAAAAGTTCTAAGTCATACATCCATGAAATCTCTTTATTTTTTTGAAATATCTTATCAAATAGCCCCATAACTTACTCCCTCCTTCCTTTAAAATCTCAAGCCCCTTAACAGATTAATTTCTTCTTCTAAATTAGAATCTTTCAAATCATCTGCTCTATACAACGCATGTATAAGAGCTTGGAAACCATCAGTTTTACGTCTTATTGGTTCTTTCTTTTCATACTCTTTATTACCGTCCTTGCGTATCTTAACAGCTACATTTTGCGTATACCAACGCATTAGAGGGTTATCACCAAAGATAAGATGATGTTGCGCGAACATATCTTCAACTCTTGGTGCAAGTAATGATTGAATTGCACGAGTGTTTTTTATTACTTCATATTCGATACCTGCATCTTCAAATAAAGGTCTAAGTAAATCCATACGGAAGTTGTCGGCTACGACTTTTTGTAGTCCATAATTCTTTTGCGCTTCAATAAACCAATCAATAATATGTTTAGGGTTTATTGTTGGCTCATCCACAATTGTGAGTAAACCTTTTTTCTCCCATTCATGAATAGGTGGCTTTAATTTGTATTTATCAAGAAATTCTTTTCTAGCGAATGAGTGAGTTTTCCAAATATAATCATCACCAGATCTAAACAATAAGCCGACTGCTGCAAAGTCTTTTAAACTCGCATAATCAAGCCCACCAATACATTCATTGTTTTCAAGTGGGGGTATAGGTCGATTTGTAGCCATTATGTCATCCCACGGTGCTACAACACTTTGAGTATCAGTTTCAGGCATATTCATTCGTTTAGTCATAAATTCCGGTCGATTAGATGGATTAAACTGAAGTCCTAGATATTGTTGATGGACTTCTTTAAATAATTGAGCGCCATATTCACTTTTAGGGTTTTCAAACATTGGGTTTGCTTTTTCCCAAAGTTCCGGTTTATCTATTTCTTCTTTATCATCAATTTTGCAAATGAAAGGGAACAATCTATCTTCTGGATTAATACCTTTTAAGACATTGTCTGCTCTTTCTTTTAATCTATCTAAAAACCCTTCTCTTACATACCCGTCTGTACCTATGTAGAAAGTACGAGGGTGTGCAACTTTACCTAGTCCACTTCGTTTGATATTAATAATCGTATCTTTTTCGTAAGCATGGACTTCGTCAAAGAAAATACAACCTTCACGAGCGCCATCTTTCGTTTTCTCATTAGATGTATCAAACAAGAACTGTGATTTGGTACTTGTACCTTCCACATAAACCTTACTTAAATAAAAAGGGTTGTTAGGTCGTTCGCCTGTAATATATAAGTTGTTACTTTCTATCATTTCATAGATTTCCCTAAAACTTACTAGCGCCTGTTTCTCACTATTAGCTACTACTGACATATTATATTTAGGAATACCATGTAATGGTGTCATAAAGAATGCTGCTAACGTACTAATATAACCGTTCTTGCCACCGCCACGAGCCATTGATATGAAGAACTCCGAAAAATAAGGCGTTTTAGTATCTTTTTCATATAAGAAAACAAAACATGAAATGAACTTTTGGAAGTCTTGTAGTTTGAAAAACCATTTCTCACTAAACTTGATGTAATCTTCTATTTTTTGATCATCAAAATAAAGGTCATCACGTTGCAAGATATTATCTTCTAAAAAAGATACAAGTCTAATGCGCTCTTTGTTAAAAATAACGTTGCCTGATTTATATTTTTCTATATAATCTGTAACATGTTTAGGTATCTTCATGTTAAATCAGGTCCTTTCGCTTGTTCTTGTCTGCGTCTTTCTTCGGCTTTTCTTTCTAAATGAAACGATTTCTCTAAAGCTAACAACGAACCATTCACTTTGTTCTTCTCTGCTATTGCAGGATTAGGTTTGATGTACTCTTGTGAAGCGTTTTTCACTACTGTAATCGGCCCAGATTGTTCGATATAAACATCTAATGCGTAAAATAATTTAAGTAAATTGGTATAGCGCTCAACTTTTTCAACTTCTATATCATTATCTGTATCTATCTGCTTCATTAGGTAATCTTCTGAAGCATTAATTCGTTCAATTTGACTGGGTGTTAATTTATCTTTGAGGTATTTATCCTTTTTCAATCCCCTCCCCCCCTTTGCTTATTTTTTATTTTTTCGAAATGTCAAGCCCCCTTACGTATCTTTTTGATGAATAAATCTGCAGAGTTGACCCAAGCGCCGGTTTCCGCGAAGCCTTTTGTGGCGCGATTTATTTAGGTGGGGGGTGTTTGACACTTTTTACACTTTTGTAGTTTTTAATTATATTTATTTTTTATATAATTTCTGTTCACCAGTTTTCATCATTAAATTTGTTTTTTCGATTGTTTGGATTATGTTCAAATCTGCCATGACGTTTATTGTGATGAAATTTGCATAGCGTTCTTAGGTTAGAAAGTTCATATGCTAAATCTGGTCGTATTTCTAACTCTTTGATATGGTCAACTTCCAGTGATTGTTTCTGATTAATTGTCAATCTACCTTCTGCATTACACATCACACATTCAAAATGGTCTCTTGCTAATACTTTTAGTCTTGTCTTACGCCACTTCGCATTAGAGTAGAAACCTTTATTCTTTGTACGTTGTTCTATATAGTTTGCATATGCTTTACTCATCTTCATTAACTCCAAACAAAAAGACACACCACCTATGTGATGTGCCTCATGTATTATTTATCTGATACTATCATAATAAGGTATTGACTACCCGCACTTCTACAATGTCGGAAGTGCGATTTAATCAAAGCTAATCCAACCGATGCGCTTAGCTGTTTCTCTCATTAATTGATTACGCATACGAAGTGTTGCGTCTCTACTAATCACTTTGTTATCTTCTCTAGCTTTAGTTAATTCATGTGCAATGTCTGGCCATTCGTACACTGTTAAATCCTTTTCCCAATATCTATAATTAACTATCAATTGTTGCTCTTTAGTTGCAGTGTTATATACATCTTCTATCGCTTGAATAATGGATTGTAGGTTTAGATACTTCAGGTCGCTGTGCAACTTAGTTACTTCATTCTCTACTGGACTTGTAGGCAGATTACTTTTACCGCCACCATGATTAATATCTGTTGGTTGGTATAGTAACTCATACCTGCGATAAACCAACTGTCCTTTCATATCCTCGTATTTCTCCCAATACTCTTCTAGCTTTGGTATATCTGTTTTACCTAAATTCATGCACTACCTCCATTACTTATACTTATCTTCCATACATTCTTTAATGTTGTGCAACAATAATTCGTTAGCATACTTATGCACCTCTATCTCCTTACGTTGTTCATGTTGTACACCTAGAGAAACGAGACAAACAATAGCTAATAGTATTGATATGATTATCCACATATTAATTTATCTCCTCTAAATATCTGTCTTTCGATTGTTACGCAATTGATTATTTATCCGTGTATTCTCATTCCACGTTTTTATTATGATGTCATAATATCTTTTCGCTTTCTGTTCTGCCCTTACCCATTTATACGTTGATATTGCCCACATTATAGACAAAATAGCTATTGCAATTAATAGTGGCCATTCCATTAATCAGACACCTCATCATTCAAATGGGTATGATCATACTCATTAAAATCTTTAGGCGCTTGGTCCACCTCATCTTGCTTATATTTGTAGTAATCGATAACTACATTAGTCACATACTTACCTAACTCATAAGTAAATAGTGTGAAGATTAGTTTTAGAATGTGTTTAATCATTGCTATCATCTCCAGTGGTAATTAAACTAGGCGTTATTCTCAACATAGCTCTTAATTCATATTCGTTCATATCAGCCATCATAGGACTGTAAAATTTACTTTCTTTGTCATTGATAGCTTTAATAAAGTCATCTTCAATTTTAGCTTTTTCTTCAGGTGTACAATTTTTATGTTTCCTAATTGCCTCGGCGTATCTTTTTGAAAACTTCATTTTAGAAATGTTACTCATCCTTATCCTCCTCATATATCTTCATCGCCTCTTCCTTATCCTCTGCCTCTACCAATGTCATACGTTCATTCTCTCTAGGTTGTTCTACATCTACATGCACATAGCCTGTGCTATCTGTGAATTCTCTGATTAGGAATTGTTTCACTTCCCAAGCACCTCTTTTACTTTTTCTTTTTAAATTTCAAAGTCACTACATCTCTAAAATGTTGGTTTCTTGTGTGAGTTTCTGAAAGTTTATAATTAGTTATCATTTCAATAACTTCATAATCTACTAAGTTCAGATGAGATATATGAATATTAGTTTCATCTTTACCGTTAAATAATCTTTTTAATATTTTTATTGTTGGTTGTTCAAAGTCTTTCACTTTTTCAACACCTCTTTTACTTTTTCTAATATGTCTTTAGTATCCTGTTGATCCAAACCCGTCTGTCCCTCTCTCTGACACATAACTAAACTCCTCTACTTCTTTTAACTCTGGTGTCCAAATAGGTACGATAACGAGTTGTGCGAGTTTGTCGCCTTTGTTGATTTTGTAAGTGCCACTTTCTTGTGTTTGACTAGCGTATTCATAATCGCCATTTATAGTAATATATATATTTGTATCTGCTGGTGAATTTTGTTTATCATTCTTAATATTAATCTTCATATTACCTTGAAAACCTGCATCAATCTTGCTTGTTTCAATCACTAAATGTGTTTTACTACTTACACCACTTCTTGATGTTAATAGCCCTACATACCCCTCTGGAATGTTCACAGCAATATCTGTTCTAATTTTCGCTTTATCCTGTGGCTCAAGTATTACTGTTTCTGCTGCGAAGATGTCATACCCTGCATCTAATCTACCTCTCTTTGGCATAGTTGCATTTTCTGATAATAGTTTAATTTCTAACTCTTTACTCATTTATTGTTCCTCCAATATTTGAATTAATTGAATGTTGTACCATTCTTGATAAACGTTCACTTTCTGCTTTTGTATCAACTATTTGATATCTGTAATTCAACGCAGGTGCTACTGGTGGTTTAAGTGGCGACTGCTTAATAACTACTTTTTGTTCACCGACCAATGTATGAAAACTGCCACCATTCAATAAGCTGAGTAAGTCATTTTCATCTAGGAATATAGTTTGTTCACTCATCGCTATCACTCTCCAAATCGCTTAATAAATTTTGAAACTCATGTGTCTCATCTAGTTCGTCCATTTTTATAAGTACATTCTCTAGTTTCTCTAATCGACCATTATCATAATCGCTGTAACTTTTACCTTCTGGCCAATGTAAATCATGCAAGCTAGGATATTCTTCTAATAGCTTTTCTTTTAACTCTAGCCATGCACGTTTATAATCTTTATCTTTCATCGTCTGCACGCTCCTTTTAATCTATATGTTTCCAAGAACGTTTCATTTTCACGTCTCTAATTGATTGCTTTGAAACATTAAACATTATTGATAGCTCTCTAACTGTTTTTGAACTTTCTCTTATATATTTAACTCTATCTACAGTTAGTTTGGATGAGTGTTGTCTTTCTCCTCTAGCTACGTTAGCCAAACCGTGTTTATGTGCATGAATAGAATTTTCGGTAGGTGTTGACCATTCCAAATTTTCTAAATTTGAATTTTGTTTATTACCATCTATATGATTTACATATGCTTTATTTAGCGGATTTGGAAGAAATGCTATTGCTACAATTCTATGAACTAAATATCGTTTGCATTTTCCATTTATACATAAACTGACCATCGGATAACCTCTATTGCCTACATATTGTGATATAGGTTTACTTTTCAATTTCATTAAGCTCGTACTGCGTTTTATACTTCTATCAATGCTTTTGATATTTCCTAAATTGCTAACTTGATAAAGTCCTTCATATCCTTTTATATCTTTCCAATACTCTTCCGCCATTCCTTATCCCTCATTCCATTTCGAATTCTCTTTTAATAGCCCTGCATCCCTTAGATCATCATTCAAACTACGTTGTCCGTTCTCGTACCACACATTTGCAAGATACCTACCGAACACGTCACTTTTGTACGTCTGCACGTAGATGTCTTTATTCTCTACGCATGATTTAGTGAAATTAGTTGCCTCTTTAAACTTCTTTTGTCCTCTTTCTGGCGTATCGACACCTAGCAAACGTACACGACGTTTAGCGTAGGTATCAAAGCCATAATCAAGTAGTATATCTAAAGTGTCTCCATCCACAACATTGGTGCATGTTGCTTTGTAGGTGTATAGATTGTTGATGTCTATCGTAAACACTCCCTGTTCCTTTTTATGTAACACTCACTAACTTTCATCGTCACTCTACTTCCTGCTACCTTAACCACAAAGCCTTTGACACCTAAATAGATCATTGTTCGGCCTCCTTACATTCATAAATGACTATTGCACTTGGGAAAGGCGCACTATTTTTACCATTTCCAAACTTCAAGCGACCTTTTAAAAATCTAATGTCATCTGCTTTATCGAAAATAAAATCGTGCCAGTATGTTGTATCTGTTCTTGCTGGTATCAAACAAACAACTTTTGCACCATTTAAACTTTCTTCGTATGCTTTCTTAATCCATTTTTTTATTTCTCTTCCATAAGGTGGGTTCATGAACACAACATCATTTGACCAATCTTTACTTAAACCGTCATCTTCAATAGTGAAGTATTTACTACACTTAGCATTTTCGTCATTTGGCATGGATCTAACGTGAAATTAAATTCTTCATTCAATTCATCAAATAAATATTGCGGTGTAGTCCATTCATTTGATTTACTGCTAAAATGAACACTCATATACCATCACTCCCAATTTTCTATCGCAAATTCAACACTTTGCTTAGCTTTCTTTAAATCTTCTAAACCATTCTTTCTAGGCGCTCTCATTAAGTATTTGAGTGCATTCCCTACGTGATAGAATACTGACGCTGATTTGTACGTCTTGCCTACTAATTCGATAATCACTCGTGCTGAGAACTTACCGAATTGATAATGTGGCGGTTCGTTTACCATGTCTTGTCCTTCCTTCACGTCCACCTTACGTGTGAATGGCTCATCAACTCTCACAAAGTCATCGTTATCTGTAAGTGTGAATTTATAACCACCTGCATTCTCAACCTCTGCATACCAAACTGTTTTCAAACCTTTTTCTTTTGCATACACACGATTGACTATGGCCGTTTGCATAGCAGTAATACCTTTAAATCCTGCTTGGAACTGAACAATATTATCTACTTTCAAATCAATTATTCTTACATTTTCCATTCCGCTACCCCCTCTGAACATTGCCGTATTGATCTGTTTTGACTTTAACCATAAGATTGTTTTGTACTAGATTTTTAAAGTATCTAGTGTTAACTCTATGCTTAGCAACCTCACGTTCTGCACGTTTAGCCCTAGCAATACGTTCTTCTCTACGTTTACGTTTCAACGCTCTTTCGTGTCTAAGTTCTGCTTGTTGTATTTCATACAACTGCTTAGCTGTTAATTGCTTTTCATTTCTTTCGTACGTCTGCACCATATTCATATACTCCTTTGCCATGTATTAATTCTGGACCACGTAGGCCTTCTTTATATCTTTTACGAACTGTACTATCCGATACATCAAAATATTTATATACATCACATAATCTGTAACGTTTACCGTCTAAATTCACTTTCGGCATGGTGTCACTTCCACCCCTCTGATATAACGCTAACGTTTTCTACTTTTTTAATATCTAAGTGTTTCTCAAATTCGTTTGGGTACTTCTCTGCCATCTCAAGCACCTGCTCTTCCGTCTGCTTTTCGTTATCAGGAATAATGTAAGCTGTGCCTTCGATTTTGAATGTAACTGCTAATTTAGACATTTCTCTTCAACTCCTTCTTACGCTCCCTGCGTACTTTGCTTAATTCTTCATACGTTATCCATTCTTGGCCTGTATATTTAGGCGCTTTACATATCCATGTGAGTTTTACTTTCGGATATTTATGTCTAAACATTTTCGCTTTCAACTTCGCTACTTCTGTTGGCATTCCTTTTACGTCTATCACTTCGACTAGCACATCATCTTTGAATAGTGCAAAGTCTGCTATATATTCTGTTTTACGTTGCTTATCAAATTTAGGTATCAACTCATATCTAGGTTGCAACTCTACACGATCATATTCATCGCCTAAGTTACGTTCTAAATATTGGTAGTAGTCGCATTCGACTTTGCTATCGAACACGACACCTTTATATTCAACTTTCTTAGCATTGTATTTACTCACGTTGTCACTCCTAGAAATCAAATATCGTTGATTGCAAGCCTAGTTCTTCTTCATACAGAAGCTCATATACGCCTTTGAAATGTTTTAGTTCACTATCTGTCATCTCTTTGTATTCTTCGCTAAAATGAGCGCCTGTGAGTGTTTTAACGATATTCAAATTACGCTCATGTTTCTCTACCTTTATTTCTTCTGTTCCGTCTGGTCTATAAAGGTAATACTTTTCTAAGATAGCCATACGATACCTCCTAATATTCGACGATTGCCGTTCTTACGCGTTGTTCTTCCAGTTTGCTATTGATCAAGTTGTTTAACTTTTGATTATCTCCGTTCGCCCAATCAATCATCTTTTGAGCGTAGACATCGCTGCAATGCAAGATTTCTTTAATATTCTGCTTAGTTACCATGCGTCACGCTCCCTGAAATCGTCTCCCAACACTCGGACCGTTCTCGCATTTTGTTTCATACGTGAATTGATCCGTTGCCAGTTCATATTTTGATTTAATTCTTTATCGCTAAAATTAGTAGTAAAGATGTTATTCTTGCCTACTCTGTTATCTACGATTGAAAATAGTTTGTTTAATGTGTGTTCAGTGTTTTCTACACCCACATCATCAAGTACGAGCAAATCAATACTGCTTAGTAACTGAACTAACTCATCTGTCGTTTCAGTAGCATTACGATTGTATGTTGCTTTAATGCGTTCCATTAACATTGGTATGTGCATGAACGCTACCGAATATCCTTGTTGCTTAATTGCCTTTGCTACGGCATAGGCTAAATGACTTTTTCCAGTACCGTATGATCCTTGTAGTATTAATGACTTGGGTTCATCTATCGAAAAACCTTTAACGTACTCAATAGCCGTACTCTTTGCATGTACTTGGTGTTCGTTTTGTGGTTGGTAACTGTTAACTGTTGCATCACTTAAAGACGCATTCACATTAGATTGGTTAAAGATACGATTGAGATATTTCTCTTTTCTTTCCGCTCTTTCTTTTTTTCCTATTTCAATCAATTCACATTCACAACCATGTCTGAACTCTTGTCCATTACTGAATTTGTAATAGTCGTAGGTGTTGCCACATCTTTCACATTTAAGATTATGTTCTTCTTCTACAATGTTTTGATTAGGCTTGATATTTCTTGCTAAACTTCCTAATGATTGCATTACTTACCACTCCTAGTCCCAATAACTTTCGTCATACTTCATTCTGTTAAGTTGATCCATGCCACTAGGTTGTGTTTCTTGATTAAGATATCCTTCAAATTTAGTACCAAATAACGTTTCAGGTCGTAGATACTTTTCCATGTCTGTGCCTTTCCATTCGACAACCTTGTTATTAATAACTTGTTTGAAGTCATCTAATGTAAAACCTTCATCTGTTCTAGCACGTATGACTGTTTGATTTTTCTTAGTCGTTGATTTGTAGTGCTTACCAGTTTTTTTATTAAGGTAATCAATCACGTCTTTGTAAGGATATGCAGTCGACGAAGGAGACAATATATTATTGTTAGTAGTCTCTGTTGTAATCTCTGTGTAGTCTCTGGTATTGGTCGTATCATTTTGATACGCTCCATCGTATCTTTTTGATACACTCGTCGTATCATTTTGATACGATGGTCGTCTCATACCTTCCAAAGTTTCATAATTAATGCTGTACCACTTCGTTTTGTCGAATTTCGCTTTATTATAATTACCTACGTAAAGTAGATTTTGTTTTTCTAAACTGTATACAGTACGCTTGATTGTTATTACCGACCAAAAAGGAAAGTGCTTTTGCCATTCAGGAAATGAGTTGTATATCCAGCGTCTACCATCGTAGTTATGGTTACTTTTCTTTAACCAGTAGTGCATTTGCTGTAATACAATTGCTTCATTCAAGCCTATTTCAGTAGCTAAACTAGGTAGTACGAGTATTGGATAATCGTCAATTAGTAGATTGCTCATGTTTTATCACTCCCCGTACAATATCCATTCAGGCGTTGTATTAAATTCTTTAGCTAACTTTCTAATGGCTTCCATTTTTGGTAGTTGCGCTCTATTTTCCCAACGTGTTACAGCAAGTCTCCCTACACCTACACGTTTTCCGAATTCAATTTGTGATAGTTCAGCATCAAGTCTTAGCGTGTTAATTCTACGAGCAATGTGCATTCTATCTTCATACGTGATCATTCTTGATTTCATTGTTTAACTCCTTTCAACATGGCATTGAGTCTGTCATCAACTTTTATCCAACTGTTTTGTAACTGATAGTAATTATTAAAACTTTTTATCCCCATTTGATGCTGCGTCGTATGATGTTTACGACATAATGCTAAAACATGTTTATCATAGTGATTCATCTTATTTCTGTTCATCCCTCTACCTACTGCTTCTAGGTGTGCTAGGTCTGAATTAGGTTTGCCACATATGACACAATGTCTAGTGATAGTTGCCCAATAAAGATAATTTTTATCTTCTTTCATCATTTCGCTTGTTTTGTAATTTAGTGGTATTCCATTAGTGAATATCCATTCGAACATTACATCTATAATTTGTTTGGCAATCGTTCTTGTACAATCGGCTAATGAAATTCGCTGTTCATACCCATGTAAGAACATCACATAATCTTGGAACATTTGCCTCATATAATCTCTAGGTTGTCCTGTATGTGCTTCTATATCGTTACATAATGCGAATATCAACCTACGTTGTTTGCCAGTGATAGAATTTGGATCTATCACTGAACAATCAACATCAATAGGTTTGCCTAAGTCCAATAAATCAATAGCTTGTTCAGGTATTTCAACATTAGTAATAACCACATCGTATAAACCTTTGCTATTTTGTTGATACTTAATAATTTGCTGCACTTAAATCACTCCGATTAGAACGGAAGATCTTTATCATCAATATCAATTGGACCATTAGCGTTTGTGAATGGATTGTTTGGACTGTTCAAACTAGATTTACTTGTTTGTTGCTCATTATTATTATTCTTTTGATTATCTTTAATTTCATATTTTTCAAATACTGGTGTGCCATCAAATTTCCAAACACGTTTTAAAGAAGTGTTCCATTTATCTGTGTAGTCATTGTATTTACGTTCTAATTCAATATTGATAGGTTTGCCAATAACATCTCTTTCTGTGAAATTGAACATTCCGTTATCACTTTGAACACCTAAGTCATCTAAGAATGTGTAGATCCAATTTCTAGCAAACTCATTTTCCATATCAGCGTTAGCGTAATGAGTGAAGTCTCCTTCTTCTTTGTGAGTGAATGTAATAACAAATTGAGGGTGACCATTTTTAGAATTTTTACTTTCGAAGTTTTTTACTTTCACACTGTATTGACCTGGTTGCATATAGTTACCTAATTTTTGAGCATTTTGTAAGTTTAAATTGAAGTTCATATTTGATTACCGTCCTTTTAATTAATTTTTAGTTTCCGTTTCTAATTACTTCTACTACTTGACTGATACTTGGGTTCACAAATTTCTTATCGTTAATTGTGATTGAAGGAGAATGTCTAATCTTGGTTTCGAATGTATTAGAAGGCTCAGCGTTCAAAATATATCTAGCTTTCTTTTCTCCGTTATCATCGAATTCTTCAATCGTTGCCCTAGCTAATACATCACTTTGAGAAGTGATAGCTTTTTTAATTTGTTCTTGTGCTTCAATAGTGATAGTAGGGTTGATAGTGCTGCCCTCATCATCTTTATCTTTGTTGATACCTTCATGACCTGTAATAACAAAATGGAATTGGTATTCTTCTTGAAGTCTTCCTATTAATCTGTACATGCTGACAATTCGTTCAGCAACTTCTCCCCAATCATTGAATGTTGGCTTTTTAGATTTGTTTTTCATCACATCATTCAATGTCATATCTCTTAATTTTTGAATAGTTTCAATAACTACAACATTAATTTCTTGTCCGTTTTCTCTCATCTCTTGTAAGATTTGAGGTAGGTAATTCACTACATAAACAAAGTGTTGATAGTTCTCGATTTCTACATCTGATCCTTCATCAGCGACTGTTGTTCCACCTTCATTAATATCAATGACGAAAGCGTCCTTATCTCTTGTAGCAAACGTTGTTTTACCTGAGCCGATTTTTCCGTAAACTGCAAACTTATAGAATTTTCTTTTGTTCTTCTCAGCAATGTTGTTTATCTTTAACTTTTTGAGTATGCTTACTTTTTCTTGAGCTTCTTGTTTTTCTTCACTCATTTAATCTCCCACCTTTACTGTGTAAGATGTTGGTTTCTCTACAATGCTTGCACCATCTAAAATTTCACCATTAGCATCAATTAACGTTCCATCTTCCGCTACGTTGAAATCTTTTTTGATGTCTGACTGACTTAATATTTTACTCACTCTTACATAGTCATTGAAACCTCTTTGTTCAAGTTGATTAATAACATCTTGTTCATTACTAACTTGAATAACTTTAGAGCCTTTTCGTGAAGTCACTTTTCCATATGGTGTGTTTAACTTGAAACGATTATCTTTTTCTTTTTCGACTTTGAAATACTCTACAACTAAACTTTCAAGATATTCTTTGCTGCTTTGTAGTTTTTCAGTTTCTTTATCTTTCCATGATTTAATACGTTCAATTTCTTTATCAGCTAGATCATTTATTTCTTCTTCTTTAGAATTGATTGCATCTAGCTTTTTGAACACCCAATTAGCACTTTCTAAATCTGTTACTTTAAAACGTTCATCTTGTTCAATTGTTTCGATTTCTTGTTCTTGTAATTTATTCATTAATCAAGCACTTCCCTTTAATCACTTTTTTAGCTAGTTCGAATTTGTCACGAAGTTTTTCTGATGTATGAAATTCAGCAAACAAAATACTCTTAACTTCTGCGTCATACTCATCTGAGTAGTGATAGAAGAACAGATATACTTCATCTTCAAAAGAGCTTGTTCCGAAATCGCATCTAACATTCTCTTTACTGTGAATACTTAATGTGTTTAAGTCATTAGCGATTTTTAATAATTTGTGTTTCAACTTGACGACCTCCGTATATTTTGATTAAATTAAGTTGTATATTTTGGTTAAATTCCGACTGTTACTCATTGGCGTGGGTATCAGTCTTTTTTTGTGCGTAAAATAATTTGTCGAAAAACAGATACGTTAGCATTGATGCTAATAATGCAATTGCAGCTGCATTAGTGATAAACACATTTAATGCGATTAATAATAGAAAGAACACTGCAATAAACATAAAACCTGTTAGTACAAACGTTTTATCGTCATTCGTCATTTCTTCATCCCCTTGTGAATTTCTTCAAAATGTTCTTCGATAAATTTATTCATCTTTCTTGCGTTGAATCTCCAACGATTTAAACTTTCATCTGGATAATGTGCGATACCTTGTTGTTTAAGTAACTTTTCGAATTTTGGATTGAATAATAATCTATCTTTAATAGTGTCGTCAGATGACATTTTGAGTTTCTTTTTCAATTCTTTTAAGTCCCAAACTGGGTCAAGTGAATAACTTAATAACTCGTCGTATTCATCTTTAGCGACAAGTACGTGTGTGTCGGGTATTGGTACAGATACTGTTAAAGTTTGTGTCATCTTAGTTGCTCCTTTCATGTATAATTTGGTTATCAACCTAAGGAGGTGGATAACTATGTCTGAATTATCTATTGAGCAACGCGCCCACGATTTAGCTATAATGAGAGTTAAGATCGAGGCTGAAAAAGAATTAATGGAAAATCCTAGTCCAACAATCGATTTAGTCAATGATTACGCAAAATATTATTACGAATTAAAAAGAAATCTTGATAAACTTTCTAACGAAATTCCAGATTTATTTTCTTAGGTTTTAGATAACTCTCAATCTTTACAACCTTCCACGTCACAACTGCCATTGTGATGAGGAGGGTTGTTTTGTATAAAATGTTCATGGTTATGCCTCCTTAACCTAGTCTTTTTAAAATTTCAAAGTCGCCATGTCTTTCAGCAACGTCGATTTGATGGTCAGTAAGTCTTAAAAATCTAGGAGGTAAATCTGTTAGTTTTAGTTGTTCTACAAAAGCGACTGCCTTTTCAGCATCTACATGTTTCACTAGAGTGTATTTTCTTACATGAAATTGATTTTTAATTGCTCTATAAACACCACTTATAATGTGACCGAACTTTTTAGAAAAGAGTTCTTGCGACACTTCTTGAGCGAATAATTGTTTAGTGAATTGTCTAGCTTTAATCATTGCCATTGACTGAATTCTGTCTGCTTCTGTATCTAAAAGTGGATATGAATTTTCAATTTTATCTAATCTAATTTCAGTTCTTAATGCTGTTTGGTTCATTCTTTCTTCAATTTCTACAATTTTGTCGTACATTTGTAATGCTGATTGCGCTTGCGCCACCATGTTTTCCATTTGTGTTCTGTTTAATTCCATTGTTTGATTAGACATCTATAACATCTCCTTTTTTTAATTGTTTTCTTAATCTGTTTGACATATCTGTTAAATCATCAATGATTTTTTCAATAGGTTTTCTTGCATAATCGTTGTCGATAATATCTTTTGAAAAAGCCAGATAACAAAGTGGTGCTACTTCTCGAATGACTTTCTCGCTACCTTTGACCAAATCATAAATTTCTTTTTGTGCTTTCAATTTTTGTTGACCATTATTTAATTTGGCATTCATGTCGTTAATAGCTTTATTCAACTCATCATATTTCTGCGACTTCTCACTCACTTCATCTCTGCGTTGCTCCATATTTTTGATGTCTTTTTCCAATTTTTCATTTCGTTGTTCAATCAATTTTTGTTGGTGTCTTGATTGAGCGAGCGCATTTTTAGTTTCTTGATAATCTTCTGGCTCCATATACTTCTCGATAACTTCAGGCTCTCTACTCTCTACATCTTCCAGTTGTTTCTTAGCAATCTCTTCTGAGCGTTGTGCTTGTTCTACTTGTGATTGGAGTTGGGCGTTTTGTTCGTCGCGTTGTTTGAGTTGTTTTTTTAACTCTCGTAATTCTCGAACTGTCATTTCATCTGGAGTTTTAACTTCCCCCGTTGATGTTGTGTGTTTTTTAGTGCGTTCTGGTTCGGGTAACGTAGCAATCATATCCAATGCATTTAATCCCAAATTCGTATACGTATACGAATTTAACTTTTCAGAAACTCTCATCATTTTGTTTGCGGTACTGTGATTAAAGTTCATATTTTCTAACCACTTACCAAACTCACCATGTGCTAAATCATTTTCTTTCACATGCTTTAATCTACGACCAATCTCAAAAATAGATTGACCAGCGATGTTTTGATAACTTTTGATTTCTGTTTCTATTGTGGTTAAGTCATTACTAAGTTGTAGTTCGTTCAATCGTTTTTGCTCCTTTCTGCTATACTCCTTATAAGGAGGTGATTTATATGGATAAAAATCTATTTGATAAAAAATTTGATGAGTTGAAAGAATTCCTAGAAGTAGAGTTAAATGTTGAAAGTGACTATTTCAAAGAAACTCAACAAAAATTCTATGAATTCAACCCTGAAATGAGCGAGGATATGAATTTCTATTTATCTCTTTATGAGCTAAACAAAAAGTATTCTCAATCTATCGCTTACAATACCGCGATGCTGCTTCTACAAGACGACGAGCAGAATCATTAGCCGATTTTGAGCATTTAGGTATAACAAATTTTTCATTTGATAACTCTGAAAGACTCTTAGGTCGATTAAGCAATTGTTCTATAACTGTTACAGCAGCATATAGAATGATTGCTTTTTTAATTGGTTTTAAATCTTGCATTGTTTGTCCTCCTTATTAAGTTGTTTGGTGTTCTTTTTCTTTAAATGCTAAAATGATTGATTTCTTTTTATCATTCATGAATACGAAATTTTCGTATTCGTTACCTAAAAAAATATCATCGTATTTAACATTAAAAGCGTTCATATATTTAGAAAGCAGACTATCTTTTATGTTAGTAGAATCTTTTTCCATATTTTGAATAGTACGTGATGAGACTTTAAATAAATCTCCCAACTCCTCTTGAGTTAATCCGTAATCAGTTCTCAACTCTTTTAATGTTTTCATTTGCTCACCGCCTTTCGGTAATCCTAATATAATACGAATTTTTCGTACTGTCAACATAAAATACGTTTTTTTCGTAAAAAACTTTACTTTGATATGAAAAATTCGTATAATACGAAATAAGGAGGTAATAACCTATGAATAAAGAACGAAACAAAATAATCGCTAATAATATAAGAAAGTATTTAAAAGAAACTGAAATGACTCAAAAACAACTAGCAGAATTAATTGATATTAAACCATCTACATTAAGTGACTATTTAAATTTACGTTCTAACCCTTCGCATGGTGTGATTCAAAAAATTGCTGATGTCTTCGGGATTGTTAAAAGTGATATTGATACTACTTATAAAGAAGACAACGACATCACAACTGTGTACAATCAGCTCACACCTCCGCGCCAACACAACGTCTTAGATTTTGCTAACCATCAATTAGAACTGCAAAACTCTACTGATGATAACGTAATCGACCTAGATACATACAAAAACGAAAACACAACATTAACTGACGTTAATGGTTATGTTTCTGCTGGTACTGGTGAACAGATCTTTGATGAACCTAAATTCAAAGTTTCAGTTAAAGGTTACGTTCCTCCACATGATTTAGCATTACAAGTTAACGGTAATTCGATGGAACCGATGTTTAGTGATAAAGAAATTATCTTTGTAGAGAAATCTAATAACATTAAGAATGGTCAAATCGGCGTATTCATAATTAATGGTGAGGCATATGTTAAGAAAGTACATGTAGGAGAAGATAGATTGACGCTTGTTTCATTGAATAAAGATTATCGTGACTTACACTTTTATGAAAATGAAGGTGTTAGATTGATTGGAAAAGTAATTTTATAGGAGGAAATAACATTATGGCTAACAAAAAGAAAAATTTAGAATTGATTAAAAACTCTTTTTTACATGAGAATGAGGAAATAGCTCATGCTATTTTTGGTGCTTATGAAACAAAATCATTAGGAAATGATACAGTTAAAAATGGCGTTTTAGCAGCAACTGAGGAAAGAATAATTTTTTGTGCTAAAAGATTAAGTGGCTATGATTCAGAAATTTTTCATTACAATAAGATAAGTACTTTTGAATTAAGTAAAAAAATAATGGGTAATATAGTTACTTTTTATTCAAGTGGAAATAAAGTTTCTATCAAATGGATTAACGATGATGAATTAGATGATTTTATTGAATATGTAAACAAAAAGATAGATGGTAAAGAAAAAGGTACTCAAAATGTATTAGAATCGGAACACAATACTTCCAATGACGACTTAGAATCGTTTAAAAAAATAAAAATGTTAAAAGAATTATTAGATCTCGGTGCTATAACTCAAGACGAGTTTGAGACTAAAAAGAAACAACTGTTAAATTTATAATTTCCTAGGGTAGTCTACTACCCTTAGCCACTCACTACGGCAATTACGCTATTACGTTTGAACCGTTGAGAGTATTTAGGTTGTATGAGATGTGTTGAATTCATTTATTTTTAAGGAGACAATGGATGATAATTTTAAATTGCAAAATAAAATTAAATGAAATTGTTTACGAAGTTAAAACGAATAAAAATAATTACTTCACCTATTCTTTACCTAAAGATATCACATCTTATAAAGTAAGAAAGGTGCTTAAAATTATTGAAAGTAAAGTAGATGAAGACGAAGATTAATTAAGCAAAGGAGGTTGAGGGATGGAAGCCACTCACTCTTGTTTATCTTTAAAATTGACTAATTAAGAAAAAACATTTATAATGCAAGTATGAAATGGTCATTCTTGAAATGACTCGGATAAGCCTTCATGCTATGCATGAGGGCTTTTTTCGTTGAAAGGATTATTTATGAGAGACATTGAATCAATAAAAACATTACTAGAAACTTCAGTTTATAATAAACCATATTTAAGCTGTGAAGAACAATTGGTTTTATTGGAATATCGTGGAGTGAGAATAGAAAATAAAAAATTTGCTTTGGAACAATTAGAAACAATATCATATTACTCGTTGATAAACGCATATTCTCCTCTTTTCAAACAAGCAAATGGGCAATATGAAGAAAATGTTACATTTAATGATTTTTATATGTGCTATAAATACGACACTCGTTTAAAGAATATAATTTTTAAGTACATAATACTAATAGAACAATCTTTAAAAACTAATTTATCTGCAACTGTAGCTAAAAATTATGGTGTTCAAGAACCCACTCTTAAAAGAACGTTTACAAACAAAAAAGGTAAGCAAATAACAGGATATGATATAAGAAATTCATATTTAGATGCTAAAAACTATGATGGAAACAACAGGTTTAGATCTGGTCATTTACGACACCTATCTAAATATAGAGATTATTTAAAAAATGATTCGATTAAGCACTATAGAAATAATCACAATCATATCCCACCGTGGATATTAATAATCCCCCTTAATTTTGGAGAAACGATTAAATGGTTTTCAATTTTAAAGCCTAAAGATAAACAATCGGTCGCTTCAAAAGTATGTGGTTTGGAAACTGATGATTCATTAAAAGAGGTTGCTATTCCAATATTAGAAATCCTTAGACAATACAGAAATGTCATTGCACATGGACAAAGGTTTTATTCGTTTAAATCCAATGAAGATACTGCTCATTTATCATTATCTTTTGTAAATTCGTTACTTGAATATGATTTTATAGATAAAGCAAAATATAAAAAAGGGATTGGAAAAAACGACCTGTATTCATTAATTATTTCTATTATGATCTTCACCAAACCAGCTGGAATTCGAAAAAAATTCATTGAAGAGTTAAACATTTTATATAAAGAAATTGAAAAATATTGTAAGTATAATCTATTCGAAGTAATAGGTATAACCCAATACGATTTAGAGAAATTATATGTTCTAAATAGGTTGCTTAAATCGTTATAATTTTTCCGGGTACCTCCCACGTACCCTTATTATTTTTTTACCTTTTTTAGGAGGGATAACATGCAAACACGATGTTATGACGGTAAAAAATGGCAATATGAATTTAAATATGAAGGCAAACGATATCGTAAGAAAGGTTTTCGGACAAAGCGAGAGGCAAATTCTGCAGGTTTAGAAAAGTTAAGTGAGTTAAAGCAAGGTATTGAGTACGAACCTAATTTAACGTTATACGACTATTTCAAAACCTGGTGCGAAACGTTTAAAAAGTCAACCGTAACACCTAAAACTTACAAGTCCTATTCTTCTGCTATAGAACACATCAATAACCACCCTATTGGTAAGAAGAAATTAAAAGACTTATCACGATATCACTATCAAGATTTTATAAATGAGTTTTCAAAACATCATTCTAAAGAAACTATTAGAAAACTAAACGGCTATATTAGAACGTCTTTAGACGACGCAGTATATGAAGGACTTATTGCAAAAAATCCTACTTTTAAAGTGAGTTATCGAGCTAAAAATCCAAATAAAAGTGAAGATAGTAAGTATATTAATCTAAAAGATTATGAAATATTAAAACAACATTTGATGACTAAAGATAATGCATCATCACTTGTACTATTCATCATGATATGTACTGGTTGTCGTATAAGTGGTGCTTTGAATCTAAAACGCGAATATATCAATCAAGTTAAAAGCGAAATATACATTGATGAACATAAAACAGATTCATCTCCACGTTATGTATCTATTAGTCAAAAAGACATGAATCATATCATCAAATCAATTGATCAGTTACCTAGAACTATCGACGGTACTGTATTTGGAGAATTAACAAATAATGCAGTTAACAAACGATTGAAAGTATATTGTAATAATCTAGGTATCAAAGAAATAACTTCACACGCATTACGTCATACTCATTGTTCATATTTATTAGCTAAAGGTATTTCTATTTATTACATTTCTAAAAGATTAGGTCATAAAAATATATCTGTAACAACAGAAGTATATTCACATTTACTTGAAGAAACATATAAAGAAGAAGATGAAAAAGCAACACAAATTATAAGTGCAATGTGA